TGATACCACTTCTCCTTCGTGATAACATAGCAATTGAAGAGAATGTGAGCGCACGAGGTACTGAGCTGCGTAGCCACTTTCATGGGCAGCTTCTTGTACACTTCGTAGTGCAGAGGGACGATGAAAGCAGACTCATCCTCATCAAGCAGAGCTTCAATGCCCCACGTATTGACCGACTTTCCATCCCAGATGAAGTTGCGGTTAACTAGACCGTAGATCTCCAGCTTCTTCCACGAATCATCCGTGACCTGCCACCACATCGTAAGAAGCTGCTTACGGTACAGCTTCTCCTTTGAGGGTGGGTTCAGAATACGCAGGTAGTACAAGGGATCACTAGCTTCTCCGGTGAACCAGAGATCACCAGCTTTGGCTCCTGGTTTGCCCAGACCGGTCCCAGTCACCTCCTTGATGGTGTCCCAGTCGATCTGCATATCGAAGTTGATAACAGAGCTATTGGTCTTAATTCTAAGCTCTGTTACAGGAGGAGACTGGAAAGATGGGTAAGTGGGCTCTGGTGAGTAGTCACCAGTACCGGTCTCACCGATATCAATCTGTTCCTCCATCCACGCTTCATAATTCTCTCTATTGCTCTGATATTCGGCGTAGACCGTATCTTCCCAGTTGCCCATATCTGTTCTGATTGTGGACTGCTGTTGTCCCATCAGTCTGTGAAAATACTCATAGATGTATTGCTTACCTTCGTTGTCTTTGGTGTTCATGTTCACGCCAAAGACAACATAAGCATAGTCAATGTCCCCAAGTTTGGGGTTATCCGCGATGTTCTCAATCAGCTCATTATAATCAGCGCCAAAGATCTTCTTGTAGGCCTTCTGACTCTCTTCGTAGAGCGTCGGCTGATAGGTGTCAGATACGAACTGGTTGTTCAGCCGAAGCGGAATCAGCGGAAAATAGCCGTCTCCCTGCTCGTAGGACACGAACATACTGTCCAGCTCAGCTACGCCAGATCCGCGCTCATAGATAAAGATGGTCGGCTCAGACCACGTATTCAGGTGGATCGTTTGACTATCGATCCGTACTGTTTTGATTACACTCAAGCTCTGGGTATGTGTGGTCACTGTTGTGGTTACAGTCACCCCACTGACGACTTCTGAAGAAGACGAAACAGACTCTGCTGTAACGACCTCTCTATCCTGAACCAGAGTCATATACTCACGGGTCGAGGTTCGATCCGCCCCAGAGACCCCATTATAGGTCGTTCTGAGAAACACCCCGATGTACTTCTCATAGGCGGCTGTGGTTTCCGAGACTACGCTAGAAGTCTCATTAGGTCGTCCATCAGAGTAAGACAGAACTGTAGTCACAATGGTCTGCAGGCGTCTCGTATAGGGAGTCAGGCTTGACCCTGTGGAGATCCAACCCGCTGTCGAAGGGAATTCTTCTCCGACACCAAGAGTCGTGATCGGTCCTGTAATCAGAGCATCAGTGCTCGAACCGGTGTTCTGGATATAGGACGCATAGATGTAGTCAGACGTCTTGGAGTAGTCTCCAATAGGGAAGGTCACAGGCTCTGTTACGCCATCATCAAATGTGATGGTGCCTTCAGTATCACCGGCTGTGTAGTCAGCCTCCCAGTCGTCCTCAGCCTTCTCAGGCATGTTGGCGTACATCCATTGCATCGCCCAGAATGCAGGATCTCCACGCCCCATCTCGACCCAGTCGATCTTTACAGGATCGCCGAGCAAAGCACTGATTGCATCCCCTACTGTAGTAAGGCTCAGTTCTCTAGTCGAGGAGAAGGTATCCCTAGGAATGCCTACGGATGGATAGTGGTTCTCAGACCATCTGTAGAAGCTTCTCAGCTTCAGGCCCGGACCATTCAAGTAGTTGTTGACGATGGAGTTACCCATCGAACTCTGGCCACGAGAGACCATGTTTCCGAGCACAATAGACTTCAGGAAGTTAGGCCGATCCTCTTCAGGACCGGCCATGTTGTAGACTACCGACGCGACCTGAACTTTCTTCTTCGTAGAAAAAATACCCATGTCGAATCATAGCCTTACAGGTTGTTGTTAGTCTTCACCGAAGTCATCACGTCATCAATGATCGTGTTAGTGAAGGATGTCGGAGCCAAAAGGCCTTCATCGAGGGTCTTCTGGGTGATCCAGGCATCGACAAACATCTTCGCAGCCTTGACCTCAGCATCACGCTGATAAGACGTGATTTGCTGGTCGTACAGGTCCTTCTGCTTCGCCAGAGTACCTGCGACCGGATTGCCGTCAGTACGGCTGTCAGAGGTCTGCGCTCGGGCTGCCTGACGCTGTTCGAACAGCAGATCGATCTGCGCTTGGTTCTGCAGGATTTGCGAGGGGATCAGTTCTTCAGTCTGAGCCGTAACATTCGCGGATTGAGCAGTAAGCTGAGCAGTCTGAGCCTCGACCTGAAGGATCTGCTTCGGCAGCATAGTCGTCCGCTGGACAACCATTGTGTCGATCTCTTCAACGATCTTCAGAGCTTCTTGTTCAGCCACAGCTGTTTGCTGCACGATCAGCAGATTCTTCTGCGTAACACCGAGGGTCTCTTCCTCGATATTAGCAATCTGAGCTGTGATCAGATCTGACTGAGCAGTGAGCTGAGCTTTCTGAGCAGGGAGGATATCGCTTAGTTGGTACTTCTGAATGCAGTAGTTGACTGACTCACCAGCCAGCTTGATCTTCGAGAGAGCGTATTCAGACTGAGCTGTGAGAGCTTGATACTGAGCCAGAGCAAGCTGAACCTTAGCCGACTCAAGGCTCACACGAGCCGAGACGACTTGCACCTGAATAAGGCGCGCTTGTTGTTGAGCTTGAATTGCAGCCCAATAGCTCTGATCACGAGCCAGCAAAAACTGAACAGCATTGCCCATGGCAGCTGTTGTGAGCTCGATATACGCTTTCGTGTACTGCTCACCAGTGATGCGGCCTGCTTCGTATTCCTTCTGCAGATGGACTTTGAAGGCGTCCATGAGGACGTCGAACGAACCAGCACCACCAACCTTCTTTTCAGTCAGGTCTGCATTGGTGAGCCGGACAATCGGCCCATAGACCGGATTTTCCGGGTCTTCACTAGGGATGACAAAGTCAGCCCCAGACAGGTCAGGAGTGGGAATCGTATAGTCGATGCCCGCCATAAGCTCTGTAGTCAGAGCAATGGAAAGAGCACCAGCTCCGCAATCACCTTCAGCCATTTGACCGATCCTGTCCTGTCTGGTTCTGCTTCAATTAGTTGCCGTCGATGGAGCCAGCAGCGATCTGAGCCTGAGCCAGATCACGCAGCTGTTCCTTCGTCAGCGGATCGAGAACCCGAATGGAGAACTCTTTGACCCACGCTTGGGTCGTCACGTTCGTACCAGTCCGGGGATCACGACGGGTCCTGATCTGCAGAAACTTGCGCTTCTCCAGCATCTTATAGATCACATACGGGATGTGATAGCCGTTCTCCGTCACCTCACCGAAGGGGATGAACTTCCGGACATTCCCCAGTCGCTCATTGGCGACTGAGATGATTTCACCCGGAAGATCTTTCTTCTTCGGATCCAGGTTGACGATGTGGCAGCGGATCAGTCGCATTTGCTCAGCGAGCATTTGCTGACGCTTGTTCAGAGGCTGAGCCGCAACCGTCTCAGTTTCCGAATCCTGACGGACATCTTCTGAGGCATTAGCCTCTTGGACCGGAGTATCACTCAGAGCATTGGTCTCAGTCTGAGCCACCGGAGCAGCCTGTTCAGCAGCCTTGGCATCACCAGACAGCTTCTCCTGAATCTTGGTTCGAAGAGCCTCTGTGCCGATGTTGTTGCTGAAGGTGATACCCAGAAGCGTAGCCTTCTTCTTCAGGGTCTCAAGCTCAGCCTTAGCCCGATCTTCCGGAGACATAGCGGCGAGCTGAGCAGCAGCGCTGTCCGGAGCAGCGGTTTCCTGCACAGGAGCAGTGGCCACGGCAGTGACAGAGGGAGAAGCCGCAGAAGCTGCCGCATTGGCGACAGCAGTAGCAGCCGAGGTCACAGAGGCCGGAGCCGTAGTCGCAGCAGTGGGAGCAGTGGTCGGAGCCGCTTCACTGGTAAAGATACCGGCGTTACCGCTCTGATTGGCAGCAGTGTCAGTAGTCATCTGAGTTGTCCTAGTTGAGGGGAGTAGTTCAGTCTTTGCTGTAACAGAAAAGGGGAGGCTGTAAAGCCTCCCCTTCCCTGATCACACATTCGAACCGGATTAGACCGGAGCGACGGTGTAGATGATACCGATGCGTTCCGGACGCTTGGCCAGGAAGCCGTAGTACCACTTGATCGAACTGAAGCCGGTTTCACCATACGGATCATTCCGGTCAGCAGTTTCCTTGCCCGGCATCTTCGTCATGACCGAGAACTTCACGGTCTTGCCGTCCGTCTGGAAGCCGATGGTGGCGAACGAGTCGTCACCAATGACCAGCATCGGGAAGACGTCGTAGAGCTCATCAGCGCCGACAGTGGTCGTGCGGTAGCCGGGGTTCGCACCCGTAGCTTCAGCACCAGCACCGGCCCAGTGCAGCATTTCCGGAACCTGAACGATACGGAAGGTGTCGATCGAACCGATCTCACCGTTCAGAATCGTACCAGCGTCGCCATATTGCTGGACCGGGACGAAGGCCGCATCACCGAAGAGGTCCGTCATCCTGCGGAGCAGGGGATAGAGCTCTTGGCCGACGAACATCACGCGGCTGGCCGGGATCGTCTTGGTGTCAACCAGACGCGAACCAGTGATGACCTTGGTCTGCTTCGGAGTACGGTTATCCGTAAGCAGAGCATCGAGGCGCATCAGGTTCGAGTAGCTGACGATAGAACGATCTTCAGCGTCACCTTCACCGGTGATCTCATCGACGTCGGTAGCGATACCGGCGTAGACGATGGTGCCAGCGGCAGCGAGCAGATCCTTCTGAAGCACAGCTTCAGTCAGTTGCACAGCACCGTTGAGCAGCTCACGGCTCAGGTGTTCCTTCAGCATGTCGTCCGAATCGAAGTCCATCGATTCCTGCGTGAATTCGGTGAAGAAACCGAACTTGTGCAGTGAACCTTCGAGCGTCAGACGAGTGAAGCCGACACGGTTCACACGACCACCGTTCTCAGTCAGAGTCGGCAGCTTCGACGTGATCGTGCCCACATCGCGGCTGGAACCGTAGAGGTTGCCGTTGGCGATGGTGACACCGTTGGCGTCGATGCCTTGGTCGTTGATGTTCCGGTCGTCCAGCAGAGGAACGTATTCGAAGACCTTCACAGTCTTACCGAAGTTCTTCGGCATGTTGACC